TGCATTCTTAGATGAATACGTTCCTCCACCCACAAGGAAGGAGAGACGTAAACGTGAAAGAGAACTTAAAAAGAAGTTCCCTCTCGATTTGAGTAAGTTTATAGAATCACATAGAACTTAAAGAAGAATAGTTATGAAAGAATATGTAATAACAGATGAGCTACGAGACAAAATCATCAAGTGGTTTAATAATATTGCCGAAGAAGCTGATGTTCTAACCACTGGTAACGTCTCACATAAAAAGGCAATGATTAAAGGAATGGCAGCACGCTCTGCTGAGTTTGTTGAGAAATATAGTGTTGGCATTGCTGATAGTGCAAATGATTTAAAAGAATAGTTATGGTTAAACCTTACAGAATCAAACATAAGGCTAGCGGATATTTCTACCAACGTTACAACGGAAGTAACCTTGGTAAGAAAGGCAAGGTGTATATGAATAATCAATCACCACTTACAATGTGTGATAATGAGAATTTTATACGTATTCAGATTCGTCACAACACTTTAGCTTATAAAGCATTGAGAGATATGCTTTCCAAATATGCTATAGGAAAAGATGATGAGTGTGAATGGCATAGTACATCTTACAGAGTTCCGAAAAATGAATTTGAAAAAGAAGAATTATAGCTTATGAAAATAGAAAATATCAAGTTCAAGGCTAAACGTCTTGATAACGGAGAATGGGTTGAAGGTTACTTTTATGGCGAATGTGGTAATACCTACATCATCGAAAATCGTCAAGAAGAAAGTATGTTGAACAGAAATATCACTTATGAAGTTGACCCTTCTACCGTATGTCAGTTCACAGGACTGAAAGACTGCAAAGGCAATGAAATTTTTGAGCACGACCTAATACATTTCGTAGGGTATAAGCCTACAGCCGAAGTATTTTGGTCAGAAGAGGACTATGCTTTTATGGCAGCCAGCGAGAATGAACCTCTTTATTTGCTTCCACATGTTCTGGAAATTGGTAAGATAGAAAGAGTTGGAAATAAATTCGATAAAAAGAAGTAGCGTATGGAAAGACGAATAACAATTAGCATAGAAGAGTATAATAAGCTCATTGATATGCACACGAAAAGAGAGGAACTTCCCGAAAAGATAGAAGTAAAGAAGCTCACATCAAAGTGGTGGAAATGGCTCAAAAGAGCATCGTATTCACTCTTTCACTACAACAAGAATGTTGAGCAACAGAAGCTCATCAAGCGTTGTATTAATGAAATGTCAAGTGTGTTCCTCGATAATCTGTATGGTTATTGGCGAGGTGATTTATCTGACTATCTCAAAGATAGAAACAATTTTGAGTATTTTATGAGAAGTTACGAAAATGATGCCTATCGTCACGTAATGGAATGGTTAGATAAAAAGAAGTAGCGTATGGAAAAGTATGTATTGACCCTCACCGTCAGCAAGCAATGGTTCGATAAAATCGTATCAGGTGAGAAGACAGAGGAGTATCGGGAGATAAAGCCGTATTGGGTAGCACGATTATTTCAAAATAATAGCAATATCGTTGATGTGCGGTATTTAGCTTCGGGTTTGGCAGGGCGAACGGATTTACTTAAAAAATATATTGGCGCGCAGAGAATTGTGTTAAAACAATACACCCACGTTCTCTTTATTAACGGCTACCGCAAGGATAGCCCACGAATTGAGAAGGAGATTGAGAGTATCACCATCGGCAAGCCAAAGAAAGGCTTATGCCCCGACAAGTGGCTTGATACTGAGTTTTTCATTATTAAATTTAAGTGATATGAAAATAAAGAATTTACCAAAGAAAATTTACCTAAATATCTGTAGTAATGAAGAAGAGGTAGATTATAATGAATTAGATGGAGTAACATTCAGCGCTGAAAAGGTTGGCGTTACCGATTGCGATACAGAAAACGTTCCTTATGTGAATGCCGCATCATTATGGCACGACCTAAAAGAAGATAAGCCACCATTAAGAAAGTGGGTGATGTTCCGATATAGTGGAAGTGGCGTAAATCCTACGGCTCTTCATTATGGAGCAATGAGTGACGATATATGGGTTGTCACAAGAGGAGACGGAACACAGCGTATTGAAGTTCTGTATGAATGCTATGATAAGATAGAGTGGCTTGATTTTGATGAACTAAAATAGTATGGCGTATGACTAGTATTAGAAAATACAAGAAGTGGTGGAAGTCCTTCATGAAAAGAGGATGGCATGATGTTCGATTCCCCAAAAGGCTCGAAACTATACGTCAGTCCAATAGGTTTCATATTTACATTTGGCATAGCCGTGATACAAGTATGTATCTCACTCTAACGATATTCACAAAGTCAAGAAGAAAGCGAGGTGGGCATGAAGGTTAGGTTAGCTAAGAAACGAATGAAGAAAGCTCGTCCCTATTGGGAGAGCCAAGGCTACAAGTTTAGGCGCAAGGCTAAGATTTCATTCTTTCCAAGAGGTTATTATTTATGGTATAGTTTTGTTAATATGGATGGGAGAATACATAGTTTCTTTCCTATCCGGATAAAATCAAAAAGAAAGCGAGGTAAGCATGAAGGTTAGACTAGCAAAGAAGCAAATGAAGAAGGCTCGTCCGTATTGGGAAAATCAAGGTTACAGGTTTAGGCGCAAGGCTAAGATAATCCGATATTCCGTAAAGTCTTTGCTTGGAGATTATAGCACCAAATGGATAGACTACTGTTTTGTAAATATAGATGGTAGGATTCAGAATTATTTTCCTATCCGAATAGAAGCAAGAAGAAAAAGAGGTAAGAAATAGTCATTATATATTACAAGAAAGGGTAGGGCAAAAGCTCTACCCTTGCTTATTATATAGAACGTAATCAATGACCTTTCGGTTGGCTTCATCAATCAGTTGTTGGTCTTTGCGCACATATATAGAAGTTATTCTGTGGCTACTCTTATGCCCAAGACAGTCAGCGATAACGTCCATACTGATACCAATCTCATAAGCAATGGTGGCAAAAGTATGCCTTGCCCAATACGTACTGACTTCGGGAATACCGATGCTGCTGCAAATCTTAGATAGCATTTTGTTGATTGATACATCGTAATAGCGATAAGAGCTCTTTCTATCGAATACGCTTAGAAGGTGTTCTTTACCCCTATATTTTTCGATAATTTCGAGAGCTTCTGGTTCTACCTTTACATTATATAATGTACCCGTCTTTGCTCGTCTATAGGTTATTCTTCCGTTTTCAATCTTCACTATCCTAGAGAGGTCAATTAGATTAATGCCCATGAGATAGAAGATAAGGAAGAAAATATCCCTATGCCTAGCACGAAGCGGAGTAAGCTTCGCATCATGCAGCTTTCTTAGTTCCTCAACCGTCAATGAGCGTTTCTTAGTCTCTTCCATTTTTATTGAATACATATTGAATACGTATTCCTTCAATAGCCCTTTCTTTCTTGCGAAGTTTAGAACCGCCCGAATACCCCTTAACCTTACAGCAATGGTATTCTTTGTATTCTTATCCTTTTTCAAAGATTCAACAAATCCATCAAGCCATTCAATATCTATATCCTCCAACCTTAAAGATTCATAGTCGCAATAGTTGCTGATTTTGCTTGCAGTTGTTGTATAGACCAACTTTGTGCCTTCATTATCCTTGGTCGCAAGGAAAGCATCCATCTGAGTTTTGAAAAGATGATTCTTATATTCTTGCTCATCCTCATCATTGGATAAATAAAGCGAAAGCTTCTTGTTTGAGAAGTAGCGCAGTTTGCCTTCTTCTTGCAACTGCACTATCTTATCATTGAGAAGGGAAAGCCTTTTCATTAGCTTCATATTGATTACTCGCTGCTCGGGCAATCCCTTCACCTTTTCATTCTTGGCATCCCATTCATCTTCTTTCAGCTCGTAGCCAGTCGGAATATAAATGGCACTATCTTTTCTTGCGACCTTGAATTTGAGCGGAAACTTACCGCTATTCAATCGCCGTCTTTTATCTAGCTTGATTGATACCTTAATCAT